TCATATAAAGGATTTTTTTATGATGGCGGTGAAGTGCAGATCATCGATTGGGCAGTCAAAAGTTATTTCGCCTTTTGTTACGCGAATGTTATTGTTAGGGATGCGAGAAATAGTTCGAATGCTGTATTTACCATCGATGCTAATAAGCCATTGTCCATCTATTATTTCATTGAATGATTTATCAGCAACATATAAGTTGTTATCTTCTTCCAAAATAATTGGAGAAGTTATGTTTAGAGGTAATATAGTTTTATCAAAATAAACAGTTCCGGAATCTAGTAAGTTTCCATCAATTACTTTTTCCTTTTTTAGCCTCAGAATATCAGTTTTCCCGATATCGAACATTGGCCCTTTCCCTTCAACTAACCAAGCTAGAGATGCGCCTGTTTGTAGGGCACATGTAATCACCCAGTCAGATGGAAAAATATCCCTCATGTATCTTGTGGCCAAAGTGCTTTTTGACACCCCAAGATGATCAGCTAGAGCCTGTCTTGTATGAAAACCATATGCTTCTACCAGCCGTTCTATAGCTTTACGCCCGCCACTATTAAAATCCATTGATTCCCCTTGGAGTCTGATTTTTCTTGACTGATTCCAAAAGCGATCGTAATCTCGCACTTGATGGTTCCATTTGGAATCTTCACCCGATAACACTCGTTAACCTTGCTCACCACAAGCTGGCCAACATGGAATCATGCATCATGAACCAACACATTTCAATCTCAATCGCAACTCCTCATGTGACAATTGAACGCTATAGCGAACTTACTGGACTCTCTGTAGAAACCATAAATGACATGCTGGCTGATGGACGCCTAATAAGACATCGTCTTCGCAAAGATAAAAAGCGTGAAAAAGTAATGATTAACATCGCAGCGATGACTGTCGACGCGCTCTCAAATAGCAACGTAGTTATCTCTTAGTTCGATTTTGAAATCTTTAGGGGGCGGTTACTATGTTTGATTACCAAACTTCCAAACATGCACATTTTGATGCTGCTTGCCGAGCGTTTGCGCTGTCTCACAATCTTGAAGATGTGGCCACTGCCGTTGGTATGCGTCCGCAGATCCTGCGCAATAAGTTGAACCCGGTTCAACCGCATCGTCTGACCTGTGACGAGCTACTGGCTATTACCGATTACACCGAAGATGCGCGTTTATTGGATGGGATGCTGGGGCAGATTAACTGCCTCCCGTCCGTTCCTATCAATAACGCCATTGAAGCCAACATGCAGTTTTGCGCGTTGAGTGCCACCGCCAATGTGGGGGCAATCGCTGGGGAAGCCGTTTCAACTGAGCACATGACTGCCGCACGCCGCACACAAATTCTTGATCGTGCCCGTGATGCCATCCGTTCCCTATCCGTTCTGGCTTACACCGTTGAAAGCCGCCTCCAGTCTGCACCGGTTCTTGCTGCTGCCGTCGATATCGTGACTTCCAGTGCCAGCAGCATGATGTGAGGGATAACCATGAAAGCGTTCGTTACCTATCTGAAAAAAGAATCTCCGGCCATGCAGCTTGCCAGCGGGTCAACTGGCTGGATTGAACTCCCAAACGGCCAACGCTGGAACCCTGGCCACCAGTACAAATTCAATGCCCGTTCGTCTCGTCGTCCATGGTGGTTTCGTTTGTTCGGGATTATCAGGGGGCGTTATGGCCATTAGCTCAAAGCAGCAGGAGATCGGCCTTAAGTGGCTGGGGAATATCCGCCGCAAATACTGGAGCGAGAAAAGCGAAGCCGCCGAATGGTGGGACAAATTAACACCTGAATGGCGCGGGGTCGTTTTGCACGCAGCCGCAGTCGCTTCAGGGATGGACGTTTTCAAAGCTCACCTGTGTAAATGCTGCTGGTCTGAGTTATTCGAGCGCCTGGACTACCGGGCAATGATTCACCTGCGCCAGGGCATATCCAGGGCGCGTCTGACGTTTGAAGGGTTCGGGAGTTTGAGTGACAGCGATTTTTCTAAGCGTAGCGCCAACCGCCAGGTGAAAAAGGCACATCCGATCCATAGCAGTAATGGCGTACAGATGATTATCGCGCCTCATATCGTTCATAAGATGCAACAGCAGGAGAATCATTAATGTCCATTATCTCTGTAAACGCCAAAGAACTGGGGCAGGAGCTTGCTGCGTGGGGTGTTCCGCATAATTACGCCATTCTATTTCTGGAGAAAAGCACCGTTAAAAATGGCCGTGTAGCCTTACATCCGTTTTTCTTTAACGACACCGAGCACATGACAAACAAGCGCCACTGGCTTGCCGTAAATGTTGCTTACTGGTGCTGTGTTTATCGTGAAGCGGAAAGCCCATTTCAGCAGGTTGAAGCGCTGGCCGGTATTCGTTCCATGTATTACGTCGCGGGTTCATTGGGTGCTGGCGAAATTAAAGCGCTGATCCAGGAATGGTGGCGTAAAACCTATGAGCTGCACAAAGTGCCCGCGCCGAGCTACTCAGCCGCGCCCGTTACCGTCTCTTTCCACTAATTCACTGCCTGAATTTTAGGCCATCCCTGCGGTGGCCGGGGATTCTTTTGCCTTGAGGAAACCAAAATGCAAACAACACGTACAGATTTACCAGCAACAAAATCCGGTACAGAGCTGATGGCCATGCTGGCCAAAGCTACAGAGGAAGGCAAAGCGGCATCTGCCGATCTGTGTTCTGCCCGTCTGGATAAGCTGGCCGCGTTCGCCGCTAACGAAGGCTTAAGCGCTGCCGAAATCGTAGAGCTGATCCGTGAAGAGGCTGCGGCCATTTGCAGCAAAGGCGGTGCGGCATGGCAATAAAAACCCCTCTCAAGTGGGTAGGCAGCAAAGTCCGTATCATGCCGCAGCTGCGTGACCATTTGCCGGGAGGCAAACGCCTGGTTGAGCCGTTCGCGGGTTCGTGCGCCGTCATGATGAATACTGATTATGACGAATACCTTATTGCTGATCTGAACCCGGATTTAGTCAATCTATACAAGGTTATGGCGTATCACACAGAAGCATTCCTGAACGAGCTGGATCTAATGTTCTCTGCCGGGGCGTTAGGCGATCTGGAAAGCCGCGCTGTTTACTACTATGCCATCAGGGAAGCTTTCAATCTGTCAGGGAAGGCTCTCGGTTCTGAAAGCGTAGAGGCTGCTGTCCGTTTCATGTACCTGAACCGCCACGGCTTTAATGGGCTTTGTCGTTACAATCGCCGTGGCCAGTTCAATGTCCCGTTTGGGAAGTACAAGAAAAATTATTTCCCGCTTAAAGAAATCCGCGCATTTGCTGAAAAGGCGAAGCGCGCGACGTTTATCACCGCACATTACTCCGAAACGCTGGCGCTGGTTTGTGCCGGGGATGTGGTCTATTGCGATCCACCTTACCTGACTGAATCAGGAAATTTCACCTCATACACTGAAAGCGGTTTTTCACATCTTGATCAGGGGCGGCTGGCCAGAAAACTGCGCCGTCTTGCTGAAAAGGGCGTGAATGTTGTTGCCTCAAACAGCGATCTGGAAATGGTGCATTACCTTTATGCCGGGTTTGAGGCGGTCAAAGTCAACGCGCCCCGCAGTGTTGGTGCCGCAGCTGCAAGCCAGAAATCTGCCGCAGAGCTGATCCTTAAATCCCCGCTTGAATCTGTTGCAAGGGCTCGCGCATGACGCTTGCTGCTAATGGCCAACATCACGCCGTCGATACCTGGCGGCGTGATACCTTTGCGCCAGGAACGCCAGCGAACGCGACGATCACAGAGCGCCGTTTGTGGGCAGTTAACCCACAGGACTACGAATGGCGATCACAATTCCTTCATGAGATACCCGACTGGCTAGCCGGGTATTTTGGCAACCGTTACGAAAAGCTGTTTGCTGGCCGTGATGGCCGCCGCCGTGCCAATACATTCCTGCGCAGGACTATCGGTGAGAATGTATTGCCACGTCTGCGGAAAGTGGCTGCGCGTTACCAGCTGGCCGCTGATGTAAGCGATCTCCCATTCGGAAAGTCATTGCAGCGCTTGCCGTCGCTTGACCGCACTGACCTCAAAAAGCTGTCTGGCCAGATATCTGGCTGGATCGCTCAGAGGTTTTATGACTTCACCGACACGCTGAAGGGAAAACCAAAAGACGAAAGGGAAATGCGCCAGCGCACGCTGGAGGCTTACCGCAACCTTTGTTCGCTTTCCCTCATGCTGAACAATCAGCCGCCGTACTGGGCAGAGCATGAAGCCAATGAAGGCCATCTGGAAACCCGAAAAGCGGAGTCCGGGATTTTGCGTCTCATGGCACCGGAATGGTGGTATCAGCGCCTGAAGCGTGCCCGCGATCTGCAACGTGAACATCTGGCCATCGCCGTTGGCCAGGTGCAGAAATCTGCCAGCGCCTACGTATCACGTAAAACCCTGGGCGAATGGATAGACCAGAAGAAACGAAATCTGGAGTTCTTCAAAAAGTTTGATCTGATTGATGAAGAGGGTAACCGCATTGCGCTGGACAGCATGGTACACCGCAGCGTTGCTAACCCGGCCATTCGTCGCTGTGAACTGATGGTACGTATGCGCGGGTTTGAAGATATCGCCAACGAACAGGGGCTGGCTGGTGAGTTTTACACAATCACTGCGCCGTCACGTTATCACGCGGTACACAGCAAAGGCGGCTTTGTGTCTCAGTGGAACGGATTAAGCCCACGGGACACGCAGCGTTATTTATGCAACGTCTGGGCTAAAGCACGCGCGGCGATCTCCCGTGCCGGTATTCATATTTATGGTTTTCGTGTGGTGGAGCCTCACCACGACGGGACGCCGCACTGGCATATGCTGCTGTTTATGCACCCGCATGATGTTGAGGCGGTGCGCGATATTCTTTGCTATCACGCCAGGATTGCCGATTCGGAAGAGCTTCAGACACCCAACGCGCTTAAGGCGCGTTTTCACGTTGAGCCTATCGATCCCGCTAAAGGGTCAGCCACGGGCTATATCGCTAAATACATCTCAAAAAATATCGACGGCTTTGCGCTCGATGGCGAACAGGATGAAGAAACCGGGGAAAACCTGCGTGATATGGCCAAATCCGTATCGGCCTGGGCATCCCGCTGGCGGATTCGCCAGTTTCAGCAAATTGGTGGTGCGCCTGTGACTGTATGGCGTGAGCTGCGCCGCCTGGGTGATCAGCGCCTGACTGACAGCCGTATGGATGCGGTGCTGGCGGCGGCTGATGTCGGGGACTGGGCGGCCTATACACAGTTGCAGGGTGGCGCACTGGTTGCACGTCGCGATCTGGTTGTGCGTCTGGCCTATGAAATCACTGAACAGGGTAACGAGTACGCAGAAGATGTTCAGCGTGTGCAGGGTATCTATTCGCCTTTGATCCCTGATTCCGAAGTTTGCACCCGTCTGGTTAAGTGGCAGAAGGTTGCGAAGTTGGCCGAAGCGCCAGCGGAGGCGGGTTTTTCTGGCGGCAGCGCCGCCCCTTGGAGTTCTGTCAATAACTGTACGGAGGGAGGAACCCGGAGACGGTTAAAACTGGAACTGAACCAGCGAGGGTTTGCCGGAACGGATGAAGAAATCGAAATTCTGAAGCGGGGTGGCGGTCTCAAATTTGGCCGATCTGCCCTGATTTACAGGGAAGGTAGGTTGCAGGAGAAACGGAACAATCCGGAAGATGAACAATGGCCAGGCTGGCAGTAATAGCCTGTAAGTATGTGATATGTAAAACCTAAGTTGTTATTAGTGTGAATAAAAAAATTCACAATTAATGCTTTTGAGTGTACTGTATGTTTATACAGTTGTTTGCGTGGGAGGATACTGTGCAGGATTTATTTTTTGAAACCGTTGCCTTTCAACGGATCGCTTTGGTTGCAAAACTTATGGCAACCGCAGACTGTTCTGAAGATGAAAAGGATGTGGCGCTGGCCTGGCTGGGAGAGATGACGCAGGAACTGGGAAGAAAGCTGGATCAATATGAAAAAAAACACCCCCATAGTGGGGGCGATTCAGGCGGCAGGGGCGGCTTTCAGTAAATCGAGCGCCATTTGCTTCTGATTGGGTGACAGGTTTTTGAGCAATGTTTGTACCAGAGCGTCACCCGTTTTAGCGCTGGGGCTGAGGGTGTGGGAAAACGTCAAATTCATAACAAAAGTGTGCCCACACTCTACATCAGCACAGGCGCAGTAAATATCTGCAATCTGGCGGTGTTTCCGGTTGGTCTTACGAATCACAGCCTTTGAGCCACATTCAGGGCATTCAATCTTCAGGACTCTCATATTCCGCTCTCCAGCTGTTAAATAATGCCTGGATTTTAGCCTTTTTTGTCTCATGCTGCACCCTTCTCAGTTGTTTCCATTGCAAAATTCAGATGCAGGTGGCGCGGGATTTCCGGATCGCTGTTGATGGCCATCGCCAGGCGGCGCTGAATGGGCAAGACTTCATTCTTTTTGTAGGTGCGTTCAACCTTTTCAGGGTCGCCCAGTCCGGCAGTGTTCTGCGGAACGATACCCGCCAGCCCGGCCGGGAAGCGGTGCGCGTTCAGAATGTCCTGGGCGCTGATGTTCTTCACGCTCGCAAACTCATCTTTGGCCGAAATATCCCCCATCTCAATAAACTTGATCGCGTCCCCGTCGCCGCCAGGGATGTTCACAAGGATGGTGGAGAAGTTGCCGATCCCCTTGCTGTCCCGCAGCTGCTGTTCAATCTCTTCCTCCATTTCGTCCGTCATGCTGGGGTCACGGGTATACAGAATACCGCCCGTGTGTGCGCCGTTGTGGTAGTAGCGACGGCGGAAAATGACCGCCTCACTGTTCAGCAGGGCAGAATGAACGCCGCCGATGTAGTCCGGCAGACCGTAGATGTGCTGCTGCGGGTCATACATCTTGATGAAAATGATATCTTCAGGTGGATACGCCAGCGGCTCACCTTCCTGTAAAACCACGTAATCCCCTGGCACAGTCTCCGCGTTTTCTTTCTCCTTACGGCGGCGCAGGTAAAGCCCCGGCAGCGGCTGAAGTCCGATCACGTCTCCCCAGCCATTACGGACTTTGGCCACGGCGATATCCCCGAAAGTCAGATAATCAAACACAGCGGCTTCGAGCTCATCGAACGTCAGGCCGCCGCCCTGATAGTCCGCCGTGACCATGTTTTTACGGGCGTGAATAATCCCGCCGTGCTGGCCGTTCAGGTTGATAAGCTGCGCCAGCGCCAGACGGTCAATCGGCTGGGTGTAGTGATCGGCGGCGTTGTCGTACCAGATTTCCCGGTAATCGGTTCCGGTAGTCAGTACCGGTTCCGGCTTGCCGAAGCTGATAATGCTCATTTTTTTAGATTTGTCGCCGCGCTGCTCGCGTTTTACGAAGCGTTTCTTTTTGCTCATGCTGCCTGTTTCCTTACACCCCAGCGGGATTTTGGTTTGTTTTCGTAGTTAAGTGGCTCGTTATGCAGGGCGTGGGTAATTGCCCAGAATGCCTCTGCGTGGCCAGTGTCCTGGCTGCGGTCTGCAACAAAGGTCATGGCGTTACCGCTGTTTGTGGTCGTTCGCCTTACTGACATAAAGCTGGCGGGGATTTCCTTCAGGTTTTTATCCCACTCGATACGCTGGCTTTCCACCACGTCCGCGGCTTTCAGTACCAGCTGGTTTTTGGTGTTCATGTCATAGCGAATCGGCACAACAACCTTCATGGCAAAGTGCTGGATGTTGTCAAAAACACCCTGGCCGATCCCGGTTACATCCACCCCCAGATAAGTGAAGTTGTACTGGTCGAACAGTTTTTCGATCTGCTTTGCCTGGTAGCGGAAGTTCATGCCCTTCCAGTAAATCACCTTCAGCACCCGGAATTTTTCAACGGCGAACATCGGCGGGGCGACAATCACGAAACACGACAAATCGCCGCTGCGTGCCGGGTCAAAGCCGCCCCAGACTGGCCTGTCTCCAAACGGCCGTTTTGCATCCGGGTTATGATCCTGCCAGGTGTCCACCTCCACGCCGCACGCTTCCAGATCGGAAAAGCTGAAAACGGAATCCTTGCTGTCCACAAACACGCACATATAAAGCATGTCGAATGTGGCGGTGTTGTAGCGGTTGCGCAGCTTCTCGATGTTGGCCAGGTTGAAGCCGCCCGCAATGGCATCCTCCATCGTGATGACGTATCGCCACTGGCCATCCGGGCAGAGCCGGCCGCCGTTCCGCATTTCATCAAACAGCGGAAATTTTATGGCCGCGCGTTTCTTGCTGCCCTGTTTCCACTCTTCACCCGTCCAGAACGGGTACGCCTGGTGTGTTTTGGCCGATGGCGTGGAAAAGTAGGTGGTGCGCCATTTGTCATGGGTGGCCATCGCGCTGGCCACCTCGTTCAGTTTTGCGAAGTTGGGAACCCAGAAATATTCGTCACAGTAAAGATGGCCACTGTATGACTGGGCGGTGTTTTTGTTGGTAGACAGGAAGCGCAGCTCTGCGCCGTTGCTTAAGCGGATCGGGTTCCCGGTCAGCGTGATACCAAAATACTGCTCTGCAATGTTGACGATGTAAGACCGGAACACTTCCGCCTGCGCTTTGGACGCGGACAGGAAGATTTGTGGATCGCCCGTCATAACCGCATTTTCGAACGCCTCAAACGCAAAGTACCAGGTTGCACCGATCTGGCGGCTTTTCAGGATGTTCCTGACCAGCTGACCGATATTACGGCGCAGGTGTTTCTGATATTCGAAAAGATGCTCATCCGCCCAGGTGTCAAAATCATCCTGAGTCAGTGACGAGATATCGTTTTTCTTGTACTTGCGTTTGCTGCGGAGCTCGTCCTCGTTATCTCCTCGCGCAGCTGCTTGCCGTTCTCCCTGGCTGCTGGCCAGCTTTTCTTTATGTTTATTGCTCTGCGCACGCAGCTTTGTGGCGTGAGCAATAAGCAAATCCATTTCTTTTAAATCCAGATCCGTTTTATTGTCACGCCCGGCTAACAGCTGGTAACGGCGTTCAATTGCCTCCTCTGTGCTTTCGAAACTGAGCAGGTCAGCCCATTTATATTTTTCCGCCCAGTAGTAAACGATCCGCGCATTCGGCAGATTTAATTCTGATGCAATTTCTTTCGGCGTGTAGCGGCGCAGGTAAAGAGCGCGGACAACGCCTTTTAATTCGTCTGAGTATTTAGCCATAGATTTAATTATGCCGTGGTGCTGATGAAAAAACGGCGGGGTTAATTCGGGGCTGTTCGGTAATGGCTTATAACCGAACTGTTCAGAATAAAGCGTAATGCGGGGATGTGTTTAATTAGCAATAATCAAATCCACAGCAAGGGAAACAGTTAATCGACAGAGGGGGAAATATGTGTCGCATTTAAAAACTGGCTGGCTGTGTGTTGCTACTGAAGGCGATACGGTTGATGGACGGGTGCTGGAACGGCAATGGATTATCGACATGGGGGAAACCTATGACCCTAAACATTACGCCGCATTACTCTGGCCGGAACATGAGCGCTACGCCGGAAACTTTGGTGAGGTGCTGGAAGCGATGTGGCAGGACGGTGATGACGGGCTGGCGCGGCTGTATGTCAGCCTGTGCCCGAATAAGCGCCTGATTTATGCAAACGACGAAGGCCAGTTGCTTTATTTCTCTGTTGAGCCGGAGCTGAACTGGCGCGGAGGGGATCGTACATATCTGAAGGGGCTGGCTGTTACTGACAACCCGGCAAGTGTGGGAACTACACGGCTGCGCTTTAGTCGGCGCAAATTAAACAAACAGGGATATTACAGTTGTGTGATTTCCCGTAACGGTAAAATTACGCAGGAAGGGAAGATGAAAAACTGGCAAAAATTGTTTGGTATTAAGCCGAAATTTGAAGATGAAAGTTCGCAGGACGATCCACCTGCTGATGATAAATTACAGGCGCTGGCGAGTGCTCTGAACGATCTGGAAGCGCGTGTGGGTGTAATTGAAACCCAGCTTAATTCCGTGCAGGACGATGTTGACACTATTACCGAAGTAGTGGACACGGAAGAGTTTGCCGCTATTCGTGACAATGCAAAAGAGATTGTTACCCGATTTAACGATCTGGGAAATAAAGGCGGTAAACGTAAAGAGCGTCAGATGCCGTCTAAATCCGGTCAGTTCAAATACCTGTAATAAACCGCAACGCGAATAAGCAAAACATTTTTATTATCGCTTAATTGCGAGGGAGTCTTATGTTACTGAATAACCGTGCGCGGGATTTACTGGACAATTATACGGCGGGTATGGCGCAGCATTTTGGCACGCAAAACCCTGGCCGTTATTTTTCGCTAAATGACCCGCAGGAAACCGCACTGCGCCTGGCCATGCTGGAGTCCGTGGAGTTCCTGAACTGGATCACCACGCTGGACGTTGACCAGCTGAGTGGCCAGGTCGTCAACGTGGGTGCGTCTGTGCTTCACACCGGGCGCAGCGAAACAGGCCGTTTCGTCCGCCAGGTAGGGGTTGATGGCAATACCTATTCACTGGTTGAAACGGACAGCTGTGCGGCGCTGCGCTGGGATTTGCTTTCCGTCTGGGCGAACGCCGGAAAGGAAGAAAACGAGTTTTACAACCTGGTTCAGACCTTCAGCACTCAGGCGTTTGCGATGGACATGCTGCGTATTGGCTTCAACGGTACACACCGCGCCAAAACCACAGACCCGATCGCCAATCCGAACGGCGAAGATGTGAACATTGGCTGGCATGAAATCATGAAAACGATGCTGGGTGGCAAGCAAATCATGACCGATCCGGTGGTGCTCGATCAGGCGGGTGATTATAAATCGCTGGATGCGATGGCCTCCGATCTGATTAACGCCAAAATCCCGGCACAGTTCCGCAATGACCCGCGCCTGGTGGTGCTGGTAGGTGCTGACCTGGTGGCTGCTGAACAGTACCGCCTGTTCCAGGCTGCTGACCGCCCAACGGAGAAAATCGCGGCGCAGCTGCTGGGTAACACCATCGCTGGCCGTCAGGCGATTATCCCGCCGTTCATGCCGGGCAAACGCATGGTGGTAACGCCGCTTTCCAACCTTCACATCTACACCCAGCGTAATACGCGCCAGCGCAAAGCCCGGTTTGAAGATGACCGCAAGCAGTTTGAGAACAGCTATCTGCGTAACGAAGGTTATGCGGTTGAAGTGCCGGAGCTGTACGCGGCGATTGATGAAGATGCCGTGACGATCGGCAAGCCGTCAGAGCCAGTGGAGGGTTAATCAATGTCTCTTTCACCCGCGCAGCGTCATAACCAGCGCATTGCGATGGAACAAAAGCTGAAGCAAAGCCTGGCCGTTGGCACCACGGAAAGCATGCACCTGCTGATTAAGGCTCTGGAAACAGACGTGGAGCAGGTACGAAGCCTGCCGCTGATTGCAGATCGCGTTGAGCATAAGCGCAATGTGCTGCTGCCGAAATGGGTTCCGACTGTGGAAGCGTATCTGGCCAGCGGCCAGGTGTATGCCAATCCGGTTCTGGCCTGGTGCGTGATCTGGCTGTTTGACGTGGGCGATCTGGATAAAGCGCTTGATTGGGCTGATATCGCTATTGCCCAGCAACAGGCCACGCCGGAACGGCTGCGCAGCAATTTCCCAACGTTCGTGGCCGATACGATGCTGGCCTGGGCGGAGGAGTCTGGCGGGCGCGGGGAAAGCATTGAGCCGTATTTCTCACGCACGTTTGAGAACGTGGCCACCAGGTGGCGGCTGCATGAGCAGGTGACAGCGAAATGGTACAAGTTCGCCGGGTTGCAGCTGCTGCGCAGTGAGGATGGCCAGAAAACAGCGGCGGGTGTGGATGATGTGGAAACACTTCAGAAAGCCGATCAGCTCCTGGCCTCCGCTGAACAGTATTACTCAAAAATCGGCGTTAAAACGCAGCGGCAGACCATTGCCGCACGCATCCGAAAACTGACGCAGGGTTAAAGACTACCGCAAGCCAGGCGGGCGCGGTGGAGGGCAGAAACACAATGTGAAGCTGCGCCGTGGAAACCGGACAGCCCGCCTATTTTTTCGGGGGTTCCATGTTTAGTGGAAAGCCGCTTGATTACCAGGATGAGCCGCTAAAAAACGAAGGGTTCTGGCCAGACCTGAACCTGAAAGACTTTCAGGCACAGCGAGCGATCCCGGCTGATGTTGACGCGGACACCGTTGCCCAGGCGCTGCTGGCGGCCGTGGCGGAGGTGAATGCGGAGCTGGAAAAAGTGGAAGCCAGCTGGAAGGCAAGAGGGATTCTGAGCGCAGAGGACGCGCCGGGGGCAAGGATGGGGGAATTAAATGCCCTTTGTGCGCAGTACATAAAGGCGGTTTTCGCCAGAGCAAAAGCGGACTTGTTGGGAGAGTTCGCCACGGTTGGGCGGCGCGATTCTCACCCCGGGCAGGAAAGCACGGAAACCCGCGCCGGGTTGCTGACTGAAGCCTCTGTGGTGATCCGACGCATAAAGGGACTGAAACGGGCAACGGTGAAAAAGGTATGAATCAGACACAGCTTGAAAACCTGACGGCGTTCTTTACCGACAACGTGCCAGCCCGTGCGATGCAGTCATTTAACAGCGTAGTGGATGAAATGGAGTTCGTACCGGCTGCAAAGGATTTGGGGCTGGGGCAGTACCGCCAGGCGGTGATCCGCTATGACGCGGTACTGAGCTGGGAGCGTTTCCCGTATCGCCTGTGTCCGCCGCAGTTGCTTATGTCCCTGATGGCTGCCTGGCTCGATGAGGCAGACCGGGACTTACTGGACGACATCGGGGTAACTGAGGCCGATCCGCAGTGGGATGTGTCGGTGGCCGATGAAGAAACCGCCGATATCGTTCTGACGGTTCCTATGGCGGAAGAGCTGGTGATCCGTGAGGACGAAAAGGGGCGAATCCCATGGCAGGGTAAACGCTGGTCGCTGGTTGAGCCGGAAATCTGGACGGCGCTGACGGCAACGATTTACGGCGTGGACGAATCCGGTGCGCCTGTGGGCGATGTACCGTGATTGCCGGAGGGGAGCTTAACAAGCGCCAGCTGGCGGAGCTGAAAAAGGCGCTGGCCAGCATGGAGCTGCCGCCCAAAAAACGGCAGCGGCTGCTGTGGCGAATGGCGAAATACGGCGTGATCGCCGCCGCTAAACGCAACGTGCGAAACCAGGAAGCGCCGGATGGGGGAGCCTGGGCAGGACGCAAAACAAAGCGCAAAGGGAAGATGCTGCGCAACATGCCGAAACTGCTGCATATCCGGGAAATGCCTGAAATTCAGGCCGTGCGGATCTACTTGCAGGGCGGCGGCTACCGGAACGGGGAAACGCCTGTACCCGCTGGCACGGTGGGCTATTCGCAACAAAACGGCATGCGCGTCCGGGTGAGTCGTGCAAGCCAGCCAGGGAAGGCACAGCCAGGCAAGATGGCCACTGCTGCGCAGGGAAAAAAACTGCGTGCGCTGGGCTACCGGGTGCGCCGGGGGAAACGCTGGAAGAAGCCCACTATCCGGGAAATAACCAGTGAAATGCCATACGCACAGGCGGGGTTGCTTATCCTGAAGTTAAGCGGCAAGGCTGTCAAAACGAGCTGGACTATCGATCTCCCTTCCCGCGTGTTTCTGGGAATGGGTGATGAAGACTTTAACAAGGCGCTGGCACGCCAGCTTCAGGCCATTGGCTTTGGCTGGGATGTAAATGCGCAGGATATCAGGGGGAGAACATGACCTGGCCAAATGTGACCGTTAACCAGGTAAACCAGCTACTGGGCGAAACCAATGAGGTGGAACGCGCGGTGCTGTTTATCGGTACGGGAACCAAAAATACAGGTAAGACCCTGGCTGTGAACACTCAGAGCGATTTTGATGCGCTTCTGGGTGAGGCTGACAGCCAGTTAAAAAGTGACGTGCTGGCGGCGGTGTCGAATGCTGGCCAGAACTGGTGGGGGTTCGTCCATGTGCTGGCTGCTGACAGTGAGCCGGAGGCATGGGTTAAAGCGGTGCTGGCCGCTCAGGTGTCGTGCTCGGTTGAAGGCGTGGTGCTGAGCAATGACATTTCAACGAAGGCGGAAATTAATCAGGCCATTAAGCTGCGCGCGGATCTGATTGCAAAGTATGGCCGCTGGGTATGGTTCATTCTGGCCACGCAGGGAATGCAGGATGAAGAGGGGCAAGCGGACTATCTCGCCAGAATGTCCACGCTTCAGGCTGGCATTGCGGAAAAAGCCGTGCAGCTGGTTCCCCGGCTCTGGGGGAACGAACCGGGCGTACTGGCTGGCCGTCTGTGCAGTCGTGCCGTCACCGTGGCGGACAGTCCGGCGCGTGTTAAAACGGGTGCGCTGGTAAGCCTGGGCTGTGATGAACTGCCGCTGGATGGGGCGGGGGAAGTGCTTGAGCTGGCCACGCTTCAGGCGCTGGAGGCGCAGCGCTTCAGCGTGCCGATGTGGTATCCGGACTATGACGGTTTTTACTGGTCTGACGGCCGCACGCTGGATGTTGAGGGCGGGGATTATCAGTCCATTGAAACGCTGCGCGTGGCCGATAAAGCCGCACGCCGGGTGCGTCTTCTGGCCATTGGCAAAATTGCAGATCGTTCGCTTAACAGCACGCCGGGCAGCATTGCCGCGCACCAGACGCTGTTTGCGAAACCGCTGCGCGAAATGTCCACAGCAGCGAATATCAATGGCGTGTCGTTCCCTGGCGAGGTGAAACCGCCGCAGGATGGTGATGTGACCATTGTCTGGAAAAACAAAAAGGCGGTGGAGATTTACATTGTGGTACGCACCTGGGAAGTGCCGCTGCAAATCACCATTAGCCTGTTACTGGATGCCAGCCTGGAGGCCGCCGCATGACCAAGCGTATTTCGGGGATGTCGTTTGATGCTTACGTTGACGGCGATCTGATCCACATTGAAAAAATCTCTCTCGATATCACGGATAACAGTGCCGCTGCGCAGACCCGTGGTGTGCCGGATGGCCACGTTGATGGTGACGTGGCCGCTGAGGGTGAAATTGAAGTGAGTTCGAAAGTGCTGGGTGTACTCACGGCAAAAGCACGATCAGCAGGTTCGTGGCGCGGTATTGAGCCCGTGGATTTCCTTTTCTATGCCAAAGCCGGTAGTGAGGAAGTGAAGGTGGAGACGTTCGGCAATAAGCTCCAGCTGAGTAACCTGCTGGATATCGATCCGAAGGGCGGCAGCGTGTCCACGCACAAAATCAAATATTTTGTGACCAGTCCAAAGTTCGTAAACATCAACGGCGTTCCGTATCTGGAAGCGGAAGCCACGGAAAACCTGATCGGTTAAGGGGCAGGGATGCAGGAGTATGAAAAGGGGTTTATCGCGCTGGCTCTGATGGGGGCGCTGATTGCCCTGGGCAAAATGCTTAACAGTGACGAGCCGATCACGTTGCGCCTGGTTCTGGGGCGCGTCATTGTCGGCAGCGCCTTATCGCTGGCCGCAGGGGTTGCCCTGTACTTTGTGCCGGACATTCACCCTCTGGCGCTCGCCGGGATTGGTTCTGCGCTGGGTATTCTGGGGCTTAACGGTGTAGAAGCCTGGCTGCGTAAAAAAGGGATTAACTTTCTGGGTAAAGGAGTGGGGAAATGACGTTAAGCGAGAAACAGCAGCTGTTTACCGTAAAGGTGGCCAGTCTGATCCACTGGGCTGAAGAGCACGGCTATCGTCTGACGTTTGGCGAGGCGTACCGCACGCCGGAACAGGCCGCGCTGAATGCTAAAAAAGGCAGCGGTATCACAAACAGTCTGCATACCCAGCGCCTGGCCGTGGACTTTAATCTGTTCGTGAATGGCCAGTACAAAACAGACACCGCCGATTATCTCCCACTGGGTGAATACTGGGAATCGCTGGGTGGTACGTGGGGCGGCCGCTTCAAATCCCGTCCGGACGGCAATCACTTCAGCCTGGAACATAACGGGGTGCGCTGATGACAAACGGCCAGTGGCTGGTAGTGGTTGCGCTGGCGTTTGTCTGGGGCTGGCTGACCTCTGACTGGCGGCGTGACAGCCTGGAGCTGGCGATCAACTCCGCCGCGCAGGTTGCGGGTAACAAGTCCCAAAAGGCGATGCTGGAGATAGCCAGCGAATCCGCCAGGGGGCTGGAAGATAAACTGGAGGCGCTGGAGAGTGGCAGACCGAAGGAAATCAGGACGGAAATCCTTAAGCCGGTATTCACTAATGTTTGCGTGTCTGATGAATTTATCCGGATGTATAACGCAACCGTCGAAAATACCGAACGTACCTTATCAGGAAAACCTGAAGCGCAAATGCCCAACGGAAAATCTTCCGCGCATTAAAGGTAATACCGGGGCGGATGTTGCTGCCCCTGCTATTGAATATCAGAATTTATATTCTGTGTGTGCGGCGCGTCATAACGCGCTGATTGACGAATTAAATAAACGAGAGAGCTTATTAAATGGAACAGAAAATTAATCTGGTTGTATGTGGTAAAGAAATTGTTTTCGCGCCTAATCAGACCGCCTATAACAAATTCATTAATGAAATGGCGATGGATAACAAAGTTGCCCCGGCGCATAGCTATCTGACCCGCATTGTGGAGCCAGAAAGTAAGGATGCGCTCATTGAGGTATTGAAACGCCCCGGTGCGGCGTTGCAGCTAACGGGTAAGGTAAATGATATTTACGCGCCTGAGCTGGAAATTGAAGTAAAAAACTGACAAAGCGAGTCCGGGCTATAGAAAAAAACGGACTCGACCAGTATTTAATTTTACGTCGCCACTATTTACCCCACGGGGATGATTCCATTGATGATATCGCTGCCGCTGTCTGGCTGGATAATCGTTACTGGGAAAATATGCGTATTGCCACGGCAAACGGAATAAGCACTGCTTTTAAAGGCGCAGAATGAAACAGTTAGATTTTACATTAAGCCTGATCGATAAATTGTCCCGCCCGTTAAAACAGGTGCAGAACAATGTGACCGGCTTTGCGGATAAATCAAAAGCAGCGTTTGCGCGTATTGGCGGCGGCGTGCTGGCGCTGGCCGGAACGGGAATGGCCATTAAAGGTGCATTGTCCCCGGCCATTGAAATGTATGACGCGCTGAATGATGCGGCTGCAAAAGGAATTGACAGTACCGCGCTTAAAACAGTTCAGCGTGATGCGCTGGCGTTCAGTACCACATACGGAGCCAGCGCGGTGGAGTTTGTTAAATCCACGGAGGAAATCAACGCAGCCATCGCCGGGCTCACGGGCAATGAGCTGCCGAAAGTGACAAAGGTTGCCAACGTCCTGGCGTTTGCCATGAAATCAACCGCTGCGGAAACGTCGGAATTCATGGGGCAGATGTTCGGTAACTTTTCCTCTGATGCCGCACGCCTGGGAAAAGTGCAGTTTGCTGAACAGCTGGCCGGAAAAATGGTTTTCATGCGCAAAACGTTCGGCACGGAAATGGCAACTATCAAAGACCTGATGGAAGGCGCGCGCGGCGTGGGAACCAACTACGGTGTCGGGCTGGATGAACAGCTGGCCGTGCTGGGGCAACTGAGCCGCACGCTGGGGACGGAAGCGAGCAGCGCTTACGAAGGCTTTATGACGGGCGCGATTGATGGCGCTAAAAAGCTGGGGCTGTCTTTCACTGATGCAACCGGAAAAATGCTCTCCATGCCTGAAATGCTGGCGAAGCTACAGGGTAAATATGGCAAGAGCCTGGAAGGGAACCTGAAGGCACAGGCGGAGCTGGATGAAGCCTTTGGGGACAGTTCGGCGGTGGTTAAGCAGCTGTATGGAAACGTGGCATTACTTCAGCGAAATATCACCGAGCTGGGCGGCGCTGACGGGCTGAAACGTACCCAGGAAATGGCCACCAAAATGGTGAAACCGTGGGATCGCTTTATTGCCATCCTGACGGCCATTAAAACCGTTATTGGCCTGACGCTGATTCCGGTGCTTTATCCGCTGCTGAATCGTCTGGCAAATATGGGGCAGACCTTTGCACGCTGGATGCAGCTGTTTCCTAATATCGCGCGGGTGGTGGGTTATGCCACGATGGCACTGTTGGGCTTTGCTGCGGTGGGTGCTGTGACCAATATCGTTATGGGCATTTCCTCGTTTGTAATGGGGGGACTGCGTGGGCTCTGGAAGGCACTTACATCGGTAACGAAGATTTACACCGCCACAATCTGGCTGGCGCAAAAGGCCGTGTTTATCTGGAATATTACGCTGGGTGCACTGCGCGGAATACTTCTGGCGGTTCGAATGGCAGCGATTTTGGCCGGGGTTGGTATCAATTTTATGAGCTGGCCTATTCTCCTGATTATTGGTGCTATAGCTTTGCTTGCCGTTGGGTGCTATCTCCTGATTAAGCACTGGGATGCGATCAAAGCCGCGGTAATGAATACGGAAGCCTTTACTGTCGTAGCTGCTGTAGTGGAGTGGCTGGCAGGTATATTTTCCAGCGCCTGGAAGTATATCAGTGACGGCTGGAATAATTTCATTGCGTTACTCAAAGGTTTTTCACCTTCTGAGGCATTAAGCGGAATGGCCAGCGGTATTATCACGATGTTTGATAATGTCTGGAAAACCATTAAAGGAAGCTTTCAGAAGTCGTGGGGATGGATTGTTGGGAAATTAAATAAAATTCCCGGCGTGAATATTTCTTTAGGTACTGAAGCGCAACAGTTAACGCAAAATACATTATTGCCTGAGCTGCCTTCTGTAATTTCTCCTAATGCTCTTTTAACGGGAGGCGAGCTTAAAGGGATTGAGCGAGGCGGAATCAGTAAAACCATAAGCAGTAATACTAAATCTGTGACGGACAACAGCCGGAAAATTGGAACGGTAAATATTTATCCGAAAGAGACGCTTTCACCGGGACAATTGCAGGAGTGGCAGGAGCTAAACCCATGAGTGATTTGCTTTACATCGATCTGCTGATTGAAAACGGTAATTTCGTGCTGAATACCGGAAAAGAGCCTGAGTTGTGTAATAACCGAAAAAGTATCGGGCAGGACATTATTCACAGCATTCTGGAAAGCGGTCTGGCCACGCAGCTGGTTGGCGAGCGTAGCCCGACTTTACGCGCGGATATCTTCACGCAGCTGGAGCTGCTGATTGAAGAGGATGAACGCATCGTGCCGGGTACGGTGGAAGTGAGTGAAGAAAGCCAGAAACGTTTATGGGTGACGGCGAGCACGTATGACTTTGGCGGAATATCGGCACAGGTGGAGCTATGACGGAAAAACCGCAGGTAGATTTTGAAGAGGTGGTGAAGTCCAGCGGGATGCCCGTGACTGAAGAGGCTGTGCACACCCGTTTCAATGCCATCGCCGCGCAGGAAGGGCTCATTACTAACACGTCGCGCATGTCTCCGTTCTGGCGGCTCATTACTGCCATTGTGACCGCACCAGTGATGTGGCTGAAAGATGCGCTGGTTTCGGTTGTCATGGTCAATATGTTTGTGGCGACGGCGGGCGGGCAAATGCTGCGCCTGTTGGCCTGGGCGGTGAACATTACGGCTAAACCCGCCAGCGCGGCGGAAGGGGTGATCCGATTCTACAAAGAGGATGTAAACCAGTCCGTCACCGTGAAGGCCGGGACGGTCATTCAGACTGAAAGGATTAACGGCACAGTTTACGCCGTGGCAACCGTAGCTGATGTGGTGATCCCGTCCGGTACGGCCAGCGCTTTGCTTGCCGTCAAAGCTACGGGAACAGGCGGTGCGTACAACCTTGCTCCGGGTTATTTTCGCATTTTGCCCGTGGCCGTGGATGGCATCAGCCATGTGGCCAGCGAAGAGGACTGGCTGACAGTGCCGGGCGCGGATGAGGAAAGCGATGACGAGCTGCGCGAGCGTTGCCGCAATCAGTTCAACCTGGTGGGGAACTATCACACGGACGCGGTTTACCGTTCGATGATTGCCAGTGTTGCAGGGCTGAGTATTGATCGCATCTTCTTTCTTCACGATGCGCCGCGTGGGCCAGGTACGGCGAACGCGTATTTATTGCTGGATAGCGGGGTAACGTCCGAGCCGTTTATTGATGCGGTAAATGACTATATCAACACGCAAGGCCACCACGGCCACGGGGATGATATGCAGTGTTTTGCCATGCCGGAAACCCGGCACGATCTGAGCGTTACGGTTTACGTCAGGAGCCTGGGCAACCTTGAACCGGAACAGCAGGACATGCTGAAAAAAGGTATTGAAAACCTGATCCGCTGTGCTTTCAGGGAAAACACGGATTACGACGTGAAAAAGACGTGGCCTTATTCCCGGTTTTCATTCTCCCAGCTGGGGCGGGAGATTCATAAAACCTTCTCTGATGCGGATTCGGTTGAGTTTTCACTGAAAGATATTACGAGCGATCTGGATGTACCGCGCCTCAACTCTTTAACGGTGGTTTTGCAAGATGACTGATTTTCTGAAAAAGCTGGCCAGAATGGCGCTGCCGTCCTGGATGAATAAGGGCGAGCCGCTGAAATTGCTAAAGACGGCGCGGACATTCTGGGCGGAAGTGTACGACTGGATAACATGGCCGCTGCGGCAGTTTGATCCGCTGACCTGTATTGAGCCGGTTCTTAATTTAATCGCTTATGACAGGGACATTACCCGCTTTAGCGGTGAACCGTTAAGCCTCTTTCGCAAGCGTGTGGCTTATGCCTTTATCAATGCGCGTGATGCAGGTTCGGTTGAGGGATTTATTAACATTTTCGAGCGGCTGGGGATTGGTTACGTGGAGCTGGTTGAACGCCAACCGGACATTGACTGGGACGTGATCCTGGTGCGCGTCACGGATAGCCAGATAGCAGACAACACGCAGCTGATGATTCAGATAATCCGGCAGTACGGACGAACCTGCCGCCGCTATCAGTTTGAAGTGATTACGTCGGAGCGCCTGGCCATCCGGGCGGGATGGGATCAGGGTGAATATGTGGTTTATCCGGCACGGCAAAACAGCACGGAAGCCATAGGCGCTACGTTTAGCGCGAGTTTATAGGGAGTATTTATGTCACAGACTGCTATCACACTGGCTTTTGAGCAGTGGAAAGCAAGCCAGTCCGTCACTGGTGAGCCCGTTCTGCTGGATGAATTTGTTTTCGCTAGCGTTCCGGGGCTGGATGCCACTAAGCCAATTGATCGAAACGAAACGCTGCCGCCAGATGCGCAAATTGTTCACCGCCAGGCTGTAAGCCGTAAGGGCGTTGTAAACGAAAATGCTGTGGTGCACTCCGTTGTACTGGGTGCTGACGTGGGCGATTTTTCATTTAACTGGATCGGCCTGATTAACAAAGCAAGTAACACGCTGGCCATGATTGTGCACGCACCGTTACAGCAAAAGCTGAAAACGAAAGATGGACAGCAGGGGAACGTTCTTACCCGTTCGTTTTTAATGGAGTTTAACGGCGCACAGACTGAAACAGGAATCAACACGCCAGCGGAAACCTGGCAGATTGACTTCACTGCCCGTATGGCCGGGATGGATGAACGCCAGCGCCTGGAGAATATCGACATTTACGGCGCGGCGGCATTCTTCGGTGACGGCTATCTGGTTGCTAAAAATGGCGCGCAGTATTACGTAACTCCAGGTGTGGGGTACGTACGCGGGCTGCGTACACAGCTCACGGTAAGCCAAAATATTATTGTGACAACGAAGCCGGTAAAAATCTGGCTGGACGTAGCCTGGACAGGGACGCTGACAAGCGCCTGGGCAGTGGAAAGTAAAATCACCGTCGCCAATGAACTGGCCGATTATGTGCAGAATGGTGTTCAGCACTTCGTGTTTGCAGTAGCCAGTATTGATGCAAATGGCAATATCACCGATCTGCGCCCAAAGGGAACGCTAAATGATCAGGCTGCCACTGATGCGCTAAAAAAGCATGAACAATCCCGAAACCACCCTGATGCAACAACGGCTGCCAAAGGCTTTACCCAATTGAGTAGCGCCACCGATAGCGATTCTGAGGCGCTAGCGGCAACGCCGAAAGCAGTAAAGGCGGCTAACGACAATGCAAATGGCCGCGTGCCGTCAGGGCGGAAGGTTAACGGGAGAGCGCTGACAGAAGATATCAATATCACTTCGCAGGACATTTTTAACGGTCAGGCCGTGCTGATTGGGAATGCTGCCGATCTGAATAGCTTTACTACACCGGGATTATATTACCAGTCATCCAATGCGCAGGCGGAAGCTGGAACTAATTACCCCGAAAAGGTGGCCGGGTCGCTTGAAGTATACAAACATGCAGGTGTTACGCAGGTATACCGGATATATGCCGATTCACGCTCATTTATCCGTATTTATTATAATGGTGCATGGACGCCATGGGCAAAACAGTATGACTCAGCCAATAAACCTACACCATCAGATATCGGTGCGGTGTCTACGAATGGAGGTGATTATAACGCCACATTCAAGCTGGGAAGAGTTGAAACCTTGCCAACAGAATCAAATATGTCTGCTCTTTATAATGTGCGGGCTGGTGATGGCGGGGTTGTGTCAGGTGTTGAATTTAACTGGTACGGTCAAAAATTTACAGTCGGCATCACCCGCGACGGAAGCACCGGCACAAAGGGTTTAGTATTTCAACACAACGGATATACGCGCCTGAGAATAGATAAGGATGGTAATTTAATATCTTCCGGTGCAATTTCCGCAGGTGACAAAGTAGTAGCTGGCGCTGGCGTTTTCGATACTCCAGGCGTGCGGGTTTTTTCTTCGAACAACCCCCCAAATTTAAGCGCTTATGCAACAACTTCATGGACTATCGCTAACTTCCTGCAAGGGGGGCTCAGGCTGGCATCAGTAGGCGTCGCCACAAACGGAAATAATGATAACGAATTTGCGTATGCGCCTAACGGAACGGTAGTTACTGCTGTGCAACAAAAAACGAATTACACGGCGGTACAATATCGTTCTCTTCAATATAACATCGGCGGGAACTGGTACACAGCATGGGTGGCTTAATGACGAAGCAATCTGGAGTGTTTAAAAAATATGACCCATTAGATAAGTGGGGGAAATATACCCCGGCGAAGGTGGCTAAATTATCGCCGGAGGAACTCGAATTATATTACGTTGCAAAATCACCAGAGGTGAATATTGTTTTCCTGAAAGATGATAACGGCAATGACTGGTATCTTTGGCTTAAGACGCTTTCGCAGGAAACGCTAAAAATATCATTTAACCCTGACACGAAAGAAATTATCCATTTCTCTTATGATGCAAGCGCGATTTTCCCGATTAATCAGGTTGTCGTTGAAGTCGCGCCGGAGAATGTACCGGATGAATTTACCGCTGCGGGCGAGAAAGCATTAGGTGGCGCATTTCTTTTTGATGGTGGAAAGATTATTGCCGCGCCAGTCGATTATGCAGCTGAAGCGCAAAGCAGAAAACAGGAGCTACTGAACCAGGCTAATAACGTGATTGCCACGCTTCAGGATGCGGTTGAACTTGATATGGCCACTGTAGAAGAGGCTGACGATCTTACGCAGTGGAGAAAATATCGTGTCTTATTGAGTCGGGTTGATGTTACTGCCCCTGTCTGGCCGGAGGTTCCGGGAAATGTGGCGTGAGGCGCGGATTGCATTCAGCGATTCTGTTGCGGCTTTGAATTGTTCCGTTATTCCTGCTCACCCTTGGATTTACGGGCTGGGGCAGCAGACGGATAACGGCGCTTATCTCAGCCCGGTTAATGCAATCACGTATCTGGCTGAAAAACTGGCCGGAACGGGCGGGGAGGCTGATCTGGTGATCATGATGGTTTCTGGCCAGACGCATGAAAATTTCATGAAAAGCCTGAATAGCCTTGTTGAAGTATTCCCCAGTCCGGCATTCACCCAGGTGCTGAGGCTGGCGCAGTCCGCCGCGCAACTGGCAGCTGAGAAGATGCAAATCCCGGCAAAATATAGTCAGAGTTTGCCCGCAGCGATCCCGCTTTCAGTGCCCACAAGTCGCACCGCACTGGCAGCAGCAGCGGTGAAGAAAGCCCAGCAGGAAGCTGCTGCCGTTGCGGATTTAACTGGCGTAAAAAAACTGATGGAAGATTTCACTCAGCAGCGTGAAAGCCTGATTTCTGAAATTGCCAGCGGGTTGACGGAATTACAGGGAAAAAGCGCCAGGGCATGGGTATTTACCGCCAGTGGCGATCTGCCGTCCACGCTTCTGGAGCTGGTAAAAGGGATTCCGCTTCAGTCCTCAGTGTATACCGCCGCCATGATGCTGGTTGGCGACAATCTCGACGGCATAAAAGGAATGATCCATGACATCGAACCCGACACTGGCGCTTAACGGTGAAGCCATACTGCTGAAAAACATGCGCGTTACGGTTTCCCAGCAATTTCAGGACAAAGACCAGTCCGGCCAGACGAGTGCCACGACTAAATCAGAGCAGGGTATCAAAGGCAAAGAGCTGCGCGTATCAGGTGAAATTCCGTATAAAAATCCGGAGATCCTGCGCCGTATCTTTGAGCTGGGCAGCGCGACGGATGCCAGCGGCCAGCGCCAGAAATACCGCGTTGCGCATGAGGCGGCGCGGGCTGTGAATTTTCGTGAGGCGACTTTTACCGGAACCCTGGACGCGCCGCCGCAGGACGGGCGCATGTCCTGGCTGGTTACGTTCACGTTAACCGAGCATATCAGCGTGCAGGAAAAACGTGAGGCCAGGGCAAGCGGCAAAAACAAAGCCGTGAAACAAACGCCGGGAGGTGGCAGCGGCCAGAACGGAAGCCAGGAAGCTGGCGAGGATGAAGAAAAACTGACGTGGTTTGAACGCAAGGTACTCAAGCCCGTAAATGATGCGCTGGGATAAAAAATGAAGCCGATTAAACGCCTGTACCTTTCAACGGATGAAATCCACCTGGCTGATGCCAGCCTGGTTCTGGAGCTGAACAGCTGCGGCCGGGGGTTTATTACTGCCGGAACAACGCAGGACTACACAGGCAAACTGGTGCGTCTCGATGTGGGTTATACCGATCTGGTTTTGCGCTGGTTCACCGGGTATGTGGAGCGCTCGCAACCTGCCGAAAATGGTTTCCAGCGGTTGTTTGTTCGTGAGCTGGTCGGCGTGTTTGAACGTCTGTGGCCATGCTCGTTCCAGCATCCTACGCTGCGCGATGTAGCCAGCTGGTTGACGGAGCATAGCGGGCTGACAATCAGTGTACCGGATGCAGAGTATTCAGACCGTCCGATCCCACACTTTACCCATAGTGGTACGGGTTATCAGTTGCTGGATAATCTGGGTAAAGCTTTTGGCGTTACGGATTACGTCTGGTACCAGCTGCCGGACGGCGGGGTATATGTAGGCGGCGCGGAAAAAGCCCTGTTTGCTGATCGCCCGATTGAGATCCCCCATGAATTTAACCAGGGGGCGGCTGGCGGGAACTCCATGACGCTTCCCCTGGTGCAGAGTCTGCGCCCCGGCGTGGATCTGAACGGGGAGAGGGTGACAAAAGTCCACCTGCACAATGACACCATGGCTGTGACCTGGACGCCGCGCAACCGTGCTACGGGTAATCCACTGCAAAAAACGCCCGTTCAGCGCCAGATTGAAAGCCATTATCCGGAGCTGGCATCCGGGATGCACTTACCAAAATTCGCCCGCGTCATGAATCCCGTTGAGGCAGTGAAAAGCGGCAATTTCTCCGATCCGTTCCGTCCTCGTTATGCGGTTGATGTGCAGCTGTTAGACGCGGACGGCAACCCGGATAAAGACACGCCTGTTTACTCAGCTGTGCCTCTGCCGGTTCCTATGGCGGGTAACGATTCCGGTATGTTCCAGTTTCCCCCTGAAGGGACGCTGGTTGAAATTGCTTTTACTGGCGGAAGGCCGGATAAGCCCTTTGTGCGGCAGACCGTGCCGGAGGGAACCAGCTTACCGGATATCCAGCCTGGCGAGCAGCTGCAACAGCAGCGTGCGGAAGTGTCGCAGCGCGTCACCCAGGCGGGCGACTGGGTGAGGCAGACAGACCAGACGATCAGTGAAAAATCTATGGCACGGATGGTTAAGGCCGATACGGAACTGCGGGAACTGGTGAGCCGGGAAACTACCATTAAGGCCACGGATAAAGTTACGGTGCTAGGCACGTCCACACTCATGGCCGGAGCCATTCAGCAGGTATGTACGGGGGATTACAGCCAGGCAGTGAATAACCGCGTTGCGAGTATCGGCGGCAATGATGAAACGGATATAGCCGGGAGCCAGACAGTCACCACGGGTAAAGACCTGATTGAGAAAATTGGGCTGATACGTAAAAGCGTGGCGGCCGTTCAGCAGCAGATTATTGCCCCGGTAGTGTGGATTGGCTCTGGCACCATCAACGTGGCACAGCTGATGCTGGACACGCTGGACGTGGTAAAAGAGCTGGCAGAGCAAACGGCAGACCACACGCACAGCAATACGGGAGCACCGACCAACGCGGGAGCCATCCGGAGCACCGGAGCGAAAGCGGACGCGCTGAACGGCAAATACTCCCCGGTGATTGGCAAATAAGCCATTTAAGACCTGAGCCCGCGCAAGCGGGTTTTTTTATGCCCATCCCCCTGGCGAGGGTGTATCTTCTCTATCCTCACAAACAGACTTTACCACGCGCAACCAGCAGCGTTCTCGCGTGTTCCATCCTTTCAGCCAGTCAGCGCCACCCTTGAAGCAGATCACACACACAGCAGGGCGCTGGCACGTCACAGCATGGCAAAAAAAATCTTTCGCAGACAAAAATCGCACTACACCGCACCCGCCTGCGGTTTTTGGATCACAAAATTTTTTCAGTTTTATTTTTCTACAAACCAGACCGCCAGACTGCGCCAGTGCTGGCCGCTTTGCAGAAAACCAGAACTGAAAATATTGAAAAGAATTTCAGTATTTTTCAGTTTTCAATGAATACAAAAGGAAGGGGAATGTTAATAACCTATTGATAATGATTGTTTTTTTATTTTTAAAGCCATCGGGAACCCAAATGCTGCATTCCGAAGTATGCTCGAATTTTACGAGTAACTTATTGATAGGTAGTAGGGTTTATAGACGTGCGGTATGTATGAGAACTGAAAAATACTTCATGGAGCAAAATTCAATCTCTTTTTTTTAATAAGTGATCTGTCAGTTTTTCATATAAAGTATCTAGTTCGTGATGGTTAGTTACCTCAAAAATCCCATTTTTATAATAAAATAATGTCGATGACACTATTAGGTTTCCAGCTAGTTCAATTAAATCGTTTGTATTTTGTGGGAAGTTATCAGACATTAAAGATAAGTTCCCATGAACTATCTCAGAACGAAGGTTATAATAATATTTAAGTTTTTCTTTTGTGCCTTGATTTGACATTGCCATTAATTCAAGAAGAGCGATTCCTCTCTTTTGAAATCTTGATACTACTTGTGGGTTTTTTCTGATATTGTCATAGTGGCAATTATCGCAAGTCCATATACTTGATTCCTGAGTTTTAGTTGAGTGTAGCCGCTCAATTGATGATATTAATTTGACTAGTTTATAGTGTTCGCTGCTTTCTTCTAAGGCATTATGATAAATTATCAAGCTATCTATTATTCTGTTCGCAAGAACATCTTTGTTGTCAAATGTCTGTAATGAAATGACCTTCTTCATGATATCGAAAAATGTATTTTCTGTTTTAAGTAAAACTTCATCCCAATTCGGCAATGTTAAATTATTGAAGACAATTTTATGCTCAAACTCGGCATTAGAACTATTGGTGCACGTCATATTAAAGAATATTTTGTTATGATGTGCATTTGGGGAAGTAGATAGAGGAACTTTCGAAGCATTAGGTATCAGGCGGCAGATACCTAAAAAAGCACTGACAACTCTTTCGGCTTTGTATTTTGCTACCTCGGTGTCAATGCCTTTTATTTTTACTTCTGCTATTGCATTAAATTGCTTGTAATAATTTAAACAAAACTCACTATGACTTTGGATATTATCTAGATACTTGAAGTTATCTAGGGAGTGAATTTTAATGTCACCGTATTCAAAGTTTTGAAACTCAAAGTTACTGAAAAAACAGAAAGGTATGAAAAATGTAGTTGTCACTTCCTTTTTTTTGAGTTCCTTTAATGATAAATCAATAATTTTTGTAATCGTTGACTTATCGATTTCTTTACCTTGAAGGATGATTATCTTAAAGGCGTAATCCCTTATAATGTCATATAAATATTGTGAGCTTACAAAGTCTTCTATATCTTTGGGTAAATGTCGCTCTGAAATAGAGTTTAGTAGAGCGCTTCCTTTTCGTCCAATAACTATGTTTCCGTAAGTGTTATGGGGTATGGAATTAAGATAGTAAAATCTATCAAAGATTTCTTCGTCGAAGCTTTCTTTGTTGATATTGTATTGAATAATGATTTCAAAAATTTTTTTGAAATCAATTAAGGTTTGGTCTAGCTTACTGATTGGTTTCATTTTTGTTTTTCTCATCCCATGATTCAAGTATGAACATAGTCAATGTATGAGCTGCATTTATAGCTAATCGAGCATGCCGAGGTTTAAGATTATAAATTTTCCTTCCTGCTCCATGTGCTGAACTTGCGTGAGTTCGTAGGGCACCAATCCCATCAGTCAATGAATACAGGCCACTAAGAATGCGTTTGAGGTCTTCATCCTCGACAGCTTTGGTATCAAGTCCTAATGATTCACGAACAACTTTCCATAGTCCCTGAAGATCTTGCTTAGCTGGAACCTGAAGTTTTTCATCGGCAATAAATACTTTGAAGGTAGATTCCATAATGTTACAGGCTGCGGATACTGCTTCTCTCGGATCTGTGTGGATATTCTCAAGTGCCCTAGAAAACTCCATCTCTACTGCGGGAATGTTACGTTTTCCAATTGCCTCTTTTAGAGTGACAGAGGTTATCGATGCTCCATCAGAAATATGTCCGCCAGTCAGATATCGCAATCCATATCGACTAAGTAAATCAGTCATTTTTTCGGCAAAATCAACCTTGGGTTGCTCCCAACCGAATATGCTGCCTTTTGGCTGATCAGCTTCCATGTAGCCTTCTATCAATCTGCCAAGGATTGCTAGTGGGTCGTCACATTCTTTGTTGATTCTTCTCAGCCATTCCTGTGCTTTCGCCGCTTTCGCTAAATCAGGAGCATCGCCAGGTGCATCTGCGTACATGAACAGACTGTTCATAGTTGCGTGAGTTTCGACTGAGCCCATATGGTCAGATAAAACCGAAATAACTGGCTGTGGAATTTGTCGTCCCAT